GCCGGAGGAATCTTTACTCCTGGGTCATTCGCAGGAGTTGGTAAGGTTCTGCTTGGTTGTTGACCTGGAACAATTTTGGGTGTTTGACCTGGAACAGCTTTTGGTGTTTGACCTGGAACTCGAGTTACGTCGTTCGCAGGAGCGCTCGGTGTAGTTCTTGATGCTGGCATAGATTCGGGTGCACCGACGGTTGACTCGCCGAACCCAAGTTTACCCTTTGCCCAATCCCATGCACCAACTGCACCTGCTGCCAACCCAGCGGCCGCAGCAGCACCAGCAGCAAGAATACCAGTTCCTCTGCCTCTTACTCTTGCTCTTTGTCTTTGCGCAGGTCTTCTTCGTGGGTCAGGAAGATCTATATCTGGACCAACATCATTATTCCCTGTGCATTGGCATGTGCAAACACAGTCTTTGATTTTGTTTAAGGTGTCCATGAGTTCTGCCCAACGAGTTTCCCATGGATCAATACCATCAGTAGCACTTCTGCTAAATGCAGGATCAGTGTCGCGTATTCCTGCTCTTAATTCTTGATCATCGCTTCTCGAAGATGTATCAGGTTTGCTGTCTGGATTCGATAAACTTGTTGTTTGCTCTCCACCACCTGTTTCAAATTTATCTTGGTCGGGTGAGTTTACGGAATCTAATATTTTTCCAAAATCACTGGCGCTGGACTCAGCGAGAGCAACTTTTTTGTTCTCGTAATCTGCCTTTGCTCGTATTCTTTCTCTTCTCTCTTCATCCTTGACAAAACTGTCACCAAGACCTTTTCTGAATCCATATGAAAAGTCTTTCAAGACGGATCCAAATATGCTAGTCCCTTGCACCTTTGCTTCAGCAGGAGTCTTTCCTGTGACATTACGCATAAAGCGATTTTTGAATGTATCCTGATCACCCGTAAGCGTGGCGTTTGCGTCCTGGAATTTTTCTTGTAGAACAGATTCTTTTAATCGTTCACCAACACTCTTTAGTTGTTCATTGCCAGATTTATCTGCAGAAAGCAGTATCTTTTCGGCAAGTTCTCCAAGTCTTTTTAAATCTTCAGAATTTTTACCTTGAAGTTTGCTGATTTCTTTTACTACATCCTTCAATAATGTTTTGTCTTCATCAACAAGATTTTCTACTAGATCTTTGTTTGCAAGTTCTATTGATTTTGCAAAATCAGTTACGATTCTTGCAACTGATGTATCAGAAACAGACTTCATTGACTCCGTGCTAACAGATTCAAGAACTTTAACGAGAATTTCGTCTCGTTGTTCGGGTGTCAGTTTCTGCGCACCCTTCTTAGTATTTTCTTGTTCAATATTTGGCAACATGGAGTTTAATTATCCTTGATTCTGTTCTTCTTGTTTTTTCTTCAAGTGGGTCAGCAATAAACCAATATACACTTCCCTTTCCCAAGGTATCATATTCTCTAATTCGGTTAAACTATATTTATGCTCGTGCATCAATATGAAATTAGTTTTATAGAAATTCATCAAATTGTCATGGGAAAGGGTTACCCGAAAAAACTTTCTAGTCCATCAATTACCACGACATTTTCAGTCTCGCATTTCGGGCATTTGTATTCAATAACCTTCTCGACTCTTGGTGCAGTTTTGAAGAATTCTGAAATCTTTTCAAACTGCTCAGAGGTCAGACCGTCAACAAATTTAATCACTTCTTCGATTGGTTCATCGTTTGTTGAGAAAATTTCTTCTTTAGTATAAATCGCATCAATCGCCGCGACCATGATGTCGAATACTTTTAAGTCATCCTGGATTAATGTCTCAGCGGCAGGATACTTCATGATCACACCAATATCATCGGTTAATTGGATCTTGTTGCTATGATTTTCTGTTATCTGTAGTTCTATGGTTGATAGATCGAGTTCGAATGGAGTTCTGTGACTACATTCGCCACAAATTAAATTGAATTCAGAACTACCACCAATCGATTGCGAGCGCAATTTTACAAATATGTTTTGTAAATCAAAGAATGGAAGTTCTTTACCATTAACTGCTCCTTTGCTACAAGCAGTAATCACATCTTGCATTGCTTTAAGAATATCTGATTTATTACCAGATTCTTGCGCCATTATTAGAAGTTTTTCTTCTTTGACGAGGAATGGTCGAAATTCGACCTTTAGATTTTTTGAATAAATTTCAATTTCAAAAGTAGGTGTTTCTAACACGGGAATCATTATTATATTCTCCAAATAATTATATTGTTTAAATTACGACGTCGTCTTCTTCAGTTATATCTTCCGGAAATCCATCTGGTTGACCTTCCGCTGAAAATTGCATTGGATTACCTTCTGGGTCATATCCGCCAATTGCTCTCCAATTTTTATATGTGAAAGTTACAGGCATGCGTAAAACTTGTGCATTTGTTCCAGATGCTTGAATTGGTGCTAATGATCTCGGGAATGCACCCTCAATTCTCCATTGAACAACAACTTCATCTTTGTTGTTCAATGCCACCAAGTCGATATCAGCAACATAATCGTCTGGATATTCGACATATCTTGTTACTGGGTTAACAATTTGCCGCATCCAGTCTCCAAAAAAGTCTTTAACAGTCCACGATGCATCAACCAAAAATGTCATTGAGATCGAATCTCCACCGAAGTCAATAGACGTTGCACGTGGATAATTTAAATTGTTCAATCTATATGCTCTCGTTCCGATAAGCAATCCAGGAAAAATTATATCTTCCACCATCATGGAGATTATTTTTGGAGATTCTCCCTGTGAAGTATAATGACTTTGCATAATTTGTGGATAATTGAACATTACCTCAAATCTATTAGATCTTGCTAAGTCAGTTTTCTTGACTTGTGAGATGAAATCTGATATACTGTGGAATGCCTGCACCATTAAAATTTGCTCCTAGAATCTCTGAATACCTGTTCTTTTGTGGCACCCACAAAGTTCTCGATCGGCAAGAATATTGCTGCTTGCCAATCTTCAGGGTTGACTTTCATGAATTGTGAATTAACGTGGTTGGTCAAGTAATGTTTGATACACGGTTTGACCTCATTCGCATTCTTCAAGTTGTTTAATAGATTGTATGACATACGTAACTTGGTTGTTTCAGAATATGTCTTGGTTGTCTTGTAATCTAACAATTCACCAAGAACTTGTGCTCGTAGCAGGTAAGGTAGGTAATGTAAATTGATTCCATAGAATCCACCTTTTGCTGGACCGAATGGTAACACCAACGGAAAGGTATCATAGAAAGGAAGTTCTTCCTTCAACTTTGGATCATAGAAATACAGATACATTGAACCAATCTCGATATTGGTTTTCAATTCACCGATATCTGATTTCATTACGCTGCTCTGAGACAACCTCGCGCCAACGAGGTTTTTCACATTGTTCATATACCAATCCATGGACTTTTGTCCATCACCTGCCTTGGCACGAAGTCTCTGAAACGGATTTGCCAATTACCTACCTTGTCCTCTGTATGCTTTATAATTTGCACGTTTACGTTTATTCATGGTTGAAAACTTTATCGAAGAGGAACTACCACCGATTGTGGTTTTGCCCTTTTTCTGATTAGTAAAGGAAATTTTAGTATTTCCGCCACCAGATTTTGCTTTTGCCATAGATATTCTCCTTCTTATTTATTACGGATTCCCAACTCTTTTTCAGTTAGGATGATGAATTTCCATCCTCTATCTTCACAAAACTCAGTAGCAAATTTCCACTTTGCTTGGTTTACACCCCATTGCATAACTTCCTGTAGAAACTTCTTTGTTTTCCTAGCAGGAACTTTGGGTTCTTTAGTAAACTTCTGCGGTTTTACCTCAACCAGATACTTCTTTGTAACACCACTTTTTTCTTGAACCTTGATATAAAAATCCACGAAATATCTATGTACTCGATTATCTAAAGGAGAGATATACGGTATGGGCAACTCTTCAGATCCCCATTCCAATATGTTGTCGTTGTTATCGCACCACTTCATGAATTTCAGTTCCCAACTGGAGCGATAAACAATATTGTTTGGATTGCCAATATATTTCTTTGGATTCTGTATTTTATACAGACCTTTCAAAGTTTCCTTGCCATAACTCATATAAATATTCCAAACTCTATACTTAATAGGATATTTATTCGAACATGGCTGACACTCCTGCTTCATCGCCAGCAACACAAACTCAGCAAACTAGCGGAGCAGTGAAACCACAAGCACCAGCAAGTTCTGAACCACCAAAAAGCAGATTTAACAGAGATACTCTGCTTACCGAAATTGGAAATCCTCTTAATGAGGGACTTGTTCCAAACAGTAGATCATACAAATATCCTCTCGACGTTGGTGTCAATCCGGAATTTCCGCACTATGTTGTGTTTTATCCACTTGTCAGAGAATCTTCACCATATGGAAAACGAATGGGATCCTCTGGGATTATCTTTGATCAATCTGATCAAAATAGAGCGGATCCGCAAAATAATCTTACCGCAACTGCTGCTGCTGGTGCCTTGGCTGGTGCAGCAATTGGCATCGGCAAAGCATTAAGTAATGCGGGTGGTAGAGGATCATCTGGCGCAGACGGTGCAGAACAGATGTCTGCAGTAACAAGCGTCGCAACACAATTGGGTTCTGCATTTAAAGGTGGTGCTCTCGGTGGTGGTGCTGGTGCACTTTTTGGATTGGCGCAAGCAGGATTGGCAGGTGAACAACGTCTTGTATTTGGTGACAATGAAATTATACTGCATGTATCCGAGAAAGTTTCTGCCGCATATACTGCCAACTGGGATCAGGGAGATCTCGGTGGTATAGTTGGTGCATTGGCAGCAGGTCAAATGAATTTCTCTGCAGGCGAACTCTCAGATTATGCAATGAGAAAGGCATCCAAACTTGCAGGATTGACTGGATTCCAGGGGTTGCAAAATGTGGTTGAGGCAACTTCCAAGAAAGTTGAAAACCCATATAAAGAACAATTGTTCCGTTCCATGGGATTCAGAAAATTCCTATTTGATTATAGATTTTCTCCGAGAAACAGAGACGAGGCAGTGCAGATTTTTGGCGAACCAAATTCACCAAAAGAAGGCATTATCCCAACGTTTCTTAGACATATGCATCCAACAAAAAGTAAATCTGGATTATTTTTATCATACCCATCAGAATTTTTGATTATTTACTATCACAATGGTGAAGAAAATAAATTTGTGAGAAAAATATCAAACTGCGCATTGACTAACATGGCAATTGATTATGGCGCAGAAGGATATACTACATTTTCCGATGGTATGCCAACCGAAGCGACAATTCGTTTAGAGTTTACAGAACTCGAAACTCTGACTGCCGATAGAATTGAGAAAGGATTCTAATGTTATTTACATTATATCCATCGTTGCTAGTAACTTTGCCAAATGGCGAAACGAAAACAATAACTGACATCTTCAGAAGAGTTTCTGTTGATATGTTCTCCAACAACTATGCTATTCTGCAGGAAGTTACCATTCCTGATGGGTTTACTCCTGAGCACGTTGCAGATAAATTTTATGGACGAGCAGACTATCATTGGATCATTCTAGTTATGAATGAGATTGTTGATGTGAGAAAAGAATGGCCTATGTTTGATGCCGACCTCATTGAATATGCAAAAAAGAAATATGGACCAACGGGAATCTACGAGGTACACCATTACAGAACTACAGATGGCGATAAATTAATTGTAGATTATGACGCAGCAGATTTGGCAAATGGTGTCATTGAGGCAATAACAAATCTCCAACATGAAGAAGAACTGAATTATGCAAAGAGAGAAATTAAAATTCTTAGACCTGAATTTTTGGCAGAATTTATATCATCATACACAAATCTTGTTAGATAAAAATGACTGAAACAACTACACCTAAAGATAATAAACCAAGAGATCTAAAAGACCTCGTTCGTCCAGGAGATGTCTTAATACACAAAGTTGAAATGACAACTTTGTCGAACGAAACACTTGACTTAAAACCGTTCGTTGTGGAGATTAACGTTTTTGAAGATATGTTTTCGCCTTCTCTTACTGGAAATATTGTCATAAGAGATTCCTTGAATCTTATTGGGCAATTACCATTAGTCGGTGATGAAGTCGTAACTCTAGATATCGTAACTCCTGGATTCGCAGAACCAGATGCTAAAGATGCAATAAACAAGATTCAAAAATCGTTTTCTGTTTACGCGATTAAAAATCGCCAACTAAATGCAGACAGAGAACAATTCTATACGATACATTTTTGTTCGATGGAAGCATCATTAGACAATGTTGCCAAAGTATCTAGAAAATTCGAAGGGTCGACAGATGAAATCGCCCTGCAAGTTTATGAAGAATTTTTTCAGATTCCCAGAATTTTTAGTTCGAAGACTTCTATGGATTCGCCAGAAGGCGATAAATCTGAAAACCCTAATACAACTAGCGAAGATACAAATAAAAAGTATACCCCACTATTTATTTCAGACACTCCCCACACTTCTCGCATTGCATTTGTTTCGCCAATGTGGAGTCCAATGAAAATTCTAAATTGGTTGGCTAAACGATCGCTTGGTTCGAAGC